GTGATGACTGGCAATTTAAGTCATTCTTAAGCACCCTCCCCCATAGAGAACCGCATCTCAATTGATCAGCTGTCTACGGGGGTGTTGCCTTAAGCACAATCAGTTACGCTTATTAGGGCGTTTCTGTTTGCGCTTAGGCTGCACAACCGCCTTCTTCCGTTTGGTGGGATTCACACCTTTACCGGTAGAAGGTTTGCTTCCACACGTCCGTTTAGAGGGAGTAACTAAGTCACCATCAATAGCAACTACTCCACTCTTAACCTTTGCCTCAGGCCGTTCCGCCAAATTTGGTGGCGTGAAAATTGTATCACAATCGGCAGTATCCAACCATGCCTCAAAGGCATCATGGTCAAATGTGGGTATTTGTTCATGTAACAAATCAACCATCCATTCACCATACTCATTTGGATACTGAACTTCCGAATCCAGTTCAACATTCCACATACCAATCAGATTCTGAAAATCTTTGGCGGTGTAGGGGTAAAGCTTCAAAGCTTTTAAGACAAAGGGTCCAATAACGGGCGTATTTCGGTCCGTCAGACTAAAGGCAAACGCCTTTTCGCTGAGTTTACGTGCTGGGGTCACGTTACTCGGCAATCTCGCTGTCACGTGAAACTTGGCCAATTGCCGTTTCAAATCGCAACAACTCGTCCTATCTCCAAACCAAACATCGGGCCCATAACATCTGGCTAGAAACTTAACGCCAGGTTCCCTCGCGGAAACCCTAATCAAGTTGAGGACTTGTCCAACAGACCGTGCCGACCTCTCGGCATGCACACGTACCAACCCACCACTTAATCCGTCATCCCCTCCATAGATGCCCAGACTATTCCACGCACTGAGTGGGTCAACATACCCACCCATACCATCAGACTGTCGTCTATATGCCATATAACATGTAAACGCTGTTAACAGGGTATTAAAGGCAGAAGTCTCAGGCGAACCTGAAGCTCTAGCCAGCCCTGTATTATAGCGATAACCATGTTTAGTCACAGCTTGCAGACTACACTGACTTCGCATGAGCTGATTAAGCTCTGCGTGGTACTTCGAATCATACATCGTAAGCATTAGCTGACGTTCAAAACGCCTAGCTATGTTACTAACTCTCCCATCCATCCTCGAAAAGTCAGTTACATCCACCCAATCGTTCTGGTGCTTCAAGCAGATCTCAGCAACTCGAGTTGCGATCTCCACAGGAGTTTTCCCGAACGCGTACCAATCCATCTTCTTGAGATAGTCGGCCACTGGGTAGACGTACGATGAGTAGGCCATTTTCGTTGGCCCACATATAGTCGAAATCATGCGTGGATCATTGGCAGTACCATAAGCCTCAGCCTTCACAAAGACTGACGTCTTATCAGAAGGTAGCTCATGTTGCGCATGATCCAAGATCCGGATTTGCGTGGGACGACATTGACGACGATAGACCTCGTCATTATCACACGGACGCAGGAAGTTCCTCTTGCCTCCACAAAAGAGACCGATGAACTCAGTAATGCATCTAACAACAAAGTCAGACGCCACAACAGGTTGAGACTTTAATTTCTCAACCCTTTCCTGTGCCGCGCGAATGTCATTCCCCAAACATCGATCGGGAGCAAAAGCCCCGTCCAACAAAGGCGACATAAAAGCCACCATGCTTGGTCGCGCATCCGGGTCGACTTCGGCTCCCTTAGGCACGTACTGATACCGCCGCACAGCATCAGTCACGCTAACCTGCTCCATCCGACCACTTCCCCTCAAGTGGTAGGCGTGCAGGACCTCGGCACCCTGTTCGGATACAGGGTCCGTCTCATTGTACGATCTAATCTTAGATCGCACTATCGCCAATGTCATCTTTTGAGACAGAGTTTCCTTGGTGATCGATATTATTCCATCAACACTAGCAGGTACAGTGTTACACACATACTGATTAACCCGGCCAGTGCTCACCTCAAGGGTATTCCTCCCGTTAATCAACAAGCGAGTAAACTCACCGTCCACGGGATTTAACCTTGTAAGCTCTTTAGCTTTAAGGAACTTCTCTGCCAACCAGGACAAACAATAGCCTTGGTAGGAACGATAGGGCGTCAGCAATACCAGCGAATGGTCTACATCCAAGTGTCGTCTCTCAACTCCGTAAGTGACAACTCTATATGGCAGACCAAACCGATAGCCAACAACCCTTAATGCGTCCCCATCCCAATTCCACACATGGTGGACGTACTCCCCTCCCCCCGACACAGTATACCGAACGCTTCCGTCACTTAGGAATGTAAAGCGATAATCACCGCTATCCCTAGCAACAGCGCTCGGTTGGAACGTGTACAGGATGAAGGGCTTTGGATTTTCCAGTAACCATTTAGGCATGTCAACATAATAGTCAACATCCACCATGGCCACAATATCAGACGGTGTAGCATTTCGCGGCTGCTCCACCACCTGGTCCTTAGCCCAGAAGTAGGTACGGCTTACATTTCGTCCTTTCAAGATATCCGACTCGGATCCTTGAAACATTTCAACAGTTTTACCTGTCGAACTGACGATAGCATCAATGAGATTGGAAGCCGTGGATCTGACAGAGGCTGCCTGTCCATGCGTATGGTGATGTACAGGTTTGCTCTCTTCAATGTCAAGATCCGTGAAAACAGTACGGATACCCTTTGACAAGGGTATAAAATCCGCACGGTAGTGCTTAGCCAGGAGCGAAGATGCCCTCGCACTTTGGGACACTTCTGGCTCTGGCTCTCCCAGCACACAGCAACTCGTAACTTGGCGCCATATGCTTAGGAAGTCAAAGAACGTGGTTAAATCAAACACACTTGTGTTCTCCGACATTATGTCCGTTTTAAT